GTGGCCCTTAGTGATACCAAACTCCGTAGCATCAATGCTAAGCCATACAGCGGCGCAGCTGAGGTCACAGATGGTGACGGGCTGAGTGTACGCATAACTCCCACAGGCACGATCACATTCCAGTTTCGTTATCGCTGGAACGGCAAGCCCGTTCGCCTCTCCATTGGCCGCTATCCCGCTATGTCTCTCAAGGAGGCGCGCGTAGTCGTCGGTGAGATGCGCGAATTGTACCTCAAGGGACTAAACCCGAAAAATTATTTTGCCAAAGAAGATGGCGAGTTGACTCTCAAAGAGTGCCTGGATCAGTGGTGGGGTAAGTATGTTGAAACGCTGAAGCCGAACACTCAGACGCTGTACAAGTCCGTTGTGTACAACACGATGTACACAGAATTCCCGGACGCTCCGGTAGTTAACATTCCTATTTCTGCATGGGTGCGTTTCTTTGATAAGCAGGAAAAGAAGAACAGCAAAAAGGCCAGAGTGCTTCTTCTACAGCTACGTTCTGTAATGAACTGGTGTATCAGCCGCCAGTTGATCCCATCGTGCGAGGTCCTGAAGCTTAGCGTTAAGACCATTGGTAAAAAACCTGATGTGGGTAGCCGTGTTCTCACGTATACCGAGTTGGCAAAAATTTGGCTGGCGCTGGAGAACAACAAGATCGTTACCTCCAACAAGGTGCTTCATCAGCTGCTTTTGCTTTGGGGAGCCAGGCTATCAGAGCTGCGCCTTGCTACCGCCAGTGAGTTCAATATGGATGATTTGATTTGGACAACTCCATCGGAGCATTCCAAGATGGGGAACGTGATTCGTAGGCCTATTTTCGATCAGGTAAAGCCTTACGTTGATAGGCTTCTAAATGCTGGAAACCATGTTCTGTTTCCCGGCCAGGAACTGGATAAGGCAATAGATCGTTCATCAGCAAATCTCTACATGAAAAAGTTAATGGATAAAATTGATATACCAGAATGGCGAACGCATGACTTTCGGCGGTCGCTGGTTACCAATTTGTCAGGAGAAGGGGTTATGCCCCACGTAACCGAAAAGATGCTGGGACATGAGCTGGGAGGAGTGATGGCGGTGTATAACAAACACGATTGGCTGGTGGAACAGAAAGAAGCTTATGAACTTTATGCAGATAAAATTTTTTGGCATGTAAAAAAACAAAGTTAAGTTAATGTTAATCACATATCAAAGGTCTCTATATGCAAACTCCTAAAAAATTATTTAAATATAAAAGTTTTAACGATGATTGTATGGAGTTGATAATTGATGATTATTTGTATTTTGCAAACCCAATCCAATTTAATGATCCGTTAGATTGTAAAGTCACAATATTCGATGATGTGAATGATGAGGAGCAGTTACGAAATATTCTTTCAACGCTTCTTCAGCAAAACTCTGAAAAGAAATTAAAGGTGGCCGCAAAAAACCTACGTTACAATGGTCCAAAAACCACTGACAAAATTTCTCTTTTAAGCATGAGTGAAACAGATAAAATAATTTCAGGTATCTATTCTGAATTTTCATTTGGACTGTACGACTATAATGCCCCGACGATCAAACAAGTATTAGCTAATACGATTGGGAATATTATATTGTCAGGGTATAACAGAGGGGTGCTTTCTTTGTCAAAAAAAGATAAGTGTCCGCTAATGTGGGCTCACTATGCTGATAACCATAAAGGCCTTTGCTTAGGTTATTCTATACCTGAAAGTGTTGCTAATAAAATAAGACCAATAAGCTATACAAGTGAATCTAGAGAGATAAAGATTAGTCAGATACATAGGATGTTAGCGGGGGATCAAAAGGCAAAGACAGAAATAGAGCATGATATATTTTTGAGAAAGGCCAAACAGTGGAAATATGAAGAAGAGTGGCGAATGTTATCAGATGTTGGTTTACAAAATTCATCTATATATCTGTCTGAAATAACTTTTGGGCTTCGTTGTAAATATACAACTATTTTCAGTGTTATGATGTCTCTCTCTAAAAGAGAGACCCCGATTGATTTTTATAGAATTATCGAAGTCCCGCATAAATTCACTCTCAAAAAAGAAAAAATATCATTTGATGATGAAGAATTGCAAGGCTTGCCGAGATGCATGGAAAGCCTTGTTCAAATGTTGAATGATGATTAACTAAATTACTAATTATCATATTTGTCGATTAATCCCTCCCTCCTCTATCCAGCGTGTTACTGCCTTACGGCTATAACGAGTAGGATAAGTGAGGACGGGGGGTGGGAACCCGTGATCTTTACGTAACCGCCATACTGCTGTTTTTTTCTTTCCCAGCAATTCGAATACTTCTTTTTCTTCCATAAAGTCTGTAGAAGTCATAAGCACCTCATTCAAAATTACCGTTAAAAATACACGTTCCACACCCACCGCGAGCTCCTTCAGTACAAACATCACAGCGGTCTACTTTTTTACGAGATCGTTCTTTGATGTGCAGCCTTGGTTCCCCGTCTTTTGGCTCCGGCCATGAGCGCTGCTTGTTTACCGCCAGCTTATCGATCATCGCCTGGGTAATCTGCTCATCTGTAATACCGGCACGGCGCTGAGCGTCCCACAGCAGGAACTGCATATCAGCCCATTCTGACAGGTCGCCGGGCTGTTCAGCGGCTTCCAGTGCTTCTTTGCTGAGATGCTTCAGCGGGCCAACCGGGCCGACATTACCGAAAGTTGCCTGTGACCACTCGGCATGCGCACTGCGTACCTGCTCACGTTCCGACGCTGGCTGCGCGTGGCGATAGAGCGTCATGAATTCAGCATTTTCATCAGTGTATTTTTTTAAATGCCTAAATTCTTCCGGGTCTAACTCAGCCCAATACGTCTTCATTCCGTTCACCGGATTGACCTGTCGGTAAAGTATCACCGGCTCGCTGTCCATTGCGCCCAGCGCCAAGCAGGCCAGCTCTTCCGCTTCTTCAGATGGCAGCATTACGTTGCTTCCGGCGCCGTAGGTTTCACGCCATGATTTAATTTTTGCCAGTCGTTCTCTGTTTAATTTGCTGGTCATTGGTTGGCTCCCCGTGAAATTTTGTGGCCCGGCGCATAGCAGCGCTGACGGTCTTTGCTGATGCGCCAGCCTGCTTTACGCGCCTGCTGAGAAATGTCGGTCATATTCCGGCCAATAAAATCAGCCTGCCCTTGCGGATAGATTTTCCCTGACTGACAACCATCACAGTCGCAGTAGAGGTCCGCGCAGAATCCTTCAGTGATGGTCATATGTCCGCCCCGCATCTTCCGCAGCGTTCTTGGCCGCTCATGTCGTAGTAGGTAGCACCATCGTGCTTGCAGTCTGTCCATTCAGACAGATCAGACTCGAGTTCCTCGATACGCTGCCGCGTCTTCTCCAGCGCCTCTACCAGCGCGAGAACGTTGGCAGGGTTAGCCAGAGCGATGAATTCGGCATTACGCTGCGCCGTCTCATCCCATGCCACATGCCCCTCGCCGTCGTATTCCTCACTGATGCATGCGGAGTCACTGTTGAGTGAATCGAAGAGGGTTTGCCCGTCAGAGCCATAGATTGCGTATGAGGTGAACCCCTCCACACAGTCATCGCCAGACCCGTAGCATCCTTCGTTTTTAACGTCGTCGGCCCACCATTCGCCCGGAGTCGCTTTCTCTGCTGCCGCCTTCATACGCTGCGCCAGTTCGGTGATATCAGTTGTCATGCTGCTCGCTCCGCCTTCTGCTTGTTGTATACGGCCCAGCTAAGGGCATCGAGTTTGCGCTGGCCCGCTTTGTCGAAGAGGTGAATGCCGTTTTTGCAGGCATGCTCGGCCTTCACTTGCTCTTCCAGTTGAGCCAGTTGCTCATAGGTGAGCGTTGCCAGTTTCAGGCGGTTCCAGCCGAAGTTAGGGATACGGTTGCTCATTTGTCGGCCCCTTCACGCAGCGAGTCTGCCAGCCACTGCAAATTCATGATCTGCACGCCGATATTGCTGAACTTCTTCTCCAGGTGAGCGATGGCCTTCTCAACTCCGCGCGCCTCGACGGCCGCCAAGATGCGATCGGTAGCTGGGAATGGGTTTTCAGCATTAACATCGCGGGAAACGTACATGTTGATTTCTGAAACATAATCCAGCGGCACACCCACTAACATGGTTCCTTCGCCTTCAGAGAGGTATTCAACGTGGTTGTCGCTTATGTCGGTCAACAAGCGAATCATCGCCATGTTTTCCGCAGCCAGTCGGTAGCGCTCGGCACGTAATTTCTCGACATCAGTGACCAATGCGGCATTACGTTCTGCCAGTTGGTTGAGTGTTAATCCGTCGTTGTTCATGCTACCCACCATTCAATAACCATGCAGATACCCCAGGTCACGACGAAAACAGCGACCCAACCGGCAATATCGATCACAGCTGCGAACCAGAGCAGGGCGCGCCGGCTGTAATTTTCAGGTTCAAAGTTCATTGCGCCTCCCCAAGCACCCATCGCAGAGCCTCGGCATATTCGCCGCTGGCATCTTCGAGGGCTTTTGCAATTTCCTTGCGTGACTTGATACGCGGCTTTGCTTCACCGAGTATCTGACGTTGCCGACGGGCTTTTTCGTGGCCTTTGGTACCAGCTGTCGCCAGCTCGATTTCTACCACTTTTGTCCGCTGTTCTTCAGGTGGGAGCGCACCAAGCTGACGCGCCTGGGTAACGGTGACAGTTCCAGCCTCCACCGCTTCCCGGACGGCTTGTGTGGCATCCAACAGGGATAGCGTTGCACGCACAGTCTGAACGCTGCAGCCAAACAACACCGCAATGTCGTTCTCATCGAGCCCCCGGTCGAGCGCATCTGACATTTTTTTAGCCCGTCCCAACGGTGTATCAGGTCGGCGAATTTCGTTTTCGCTAACCATGTATTTAGCCATCTGATTTGCTGATCCGCGCTTAACGACTCCGGGAACAAGCAGTGGGTCTTTGCCTTCTTTCAGACGGAGTTTATTTGCCTCCAGGGTATGTTTTACGCGCTGACGGCCTACAACTACGCAGGTGAGCCCCGTTTCAGGGTCTTTCCAGACGATGATAGGTTCCAGTACACCCAGCTCTTTTATGTTCAGAACCATTCCTTCGTCGATAGGAAGGTGGACCCGTTCATCGTAAAGTGGGTGAGTTTTGTCGGTAACCAGATGCAGGCTTTCAGGTTCGAACGTTAAAACGTTCGTTTTGCCGCTGGCGCCGTATACAACCTTTGAGTCTTTAGCCATCAGAGAGCCTCCACGTTACGGAAGCTGGTGGGGGAAATTGCTTTCAAATCGCGCATTGCTTCGAGGACATGCAGATTTATGCGCTTCTTGGTATATCGCTCAGTAATACGATCACACTCCTTCGCCCAGGATTTGACCTCTGCGAGAAGGGCGTCACGTTCGGTGCGCGTCTGGCGCAGAGCTACATTCGACACATCGAGGACGGTAGCCAGTTCCCTGATGATTGCTGCCTGTTCTGGTGGCATAGTTTTGGCTATTTCGTACGCCTGTTTAATCAGTTGTTTTGCTGTCTTAGCCATCTTTTGTTCTCCATCTGACGCGCTGCAACGCGTAAATTTAGGGTGCAGCAACCCAACCCATGAGAATGGGTTAGATGCTTGGTTAATTTATCGCTTAGCTTCGCCGCCGAGAGCTTTGGTCAAATCAGAAATCAGAGTACTCATTTCACCTGTCATGAGAATGAAATCTGCATCGAACCGCTGTGCTACATCCTCACGATCGATATCATCATTTTGAGATACGAGCTCATCAGCGAATTTAATACGCTTAATGGATACGTCGTCACAAAGGGTAAAGCGAATACGATCCTGCCAATCGAGGAATAATTTAGTGACAACCTTTCCAGCTTCGATGTGGGTATGAATTTCGTCACTTACGAGGTCTTGTTTCTTGAAGCGTCCAATACCTCCGGCCTCCAAAACAGCTTTAATTTCTGCTTCATCACCCAGATTAAAACCATTAGGCGCGCTGCCTGAACGAACCCATTCAGTCATCGTTAGCTCGACAGGCTCTTCCATTGTCAAAGGAACGACGGGAAGAGATCCCAGGGTCTTGCGCAGGAGTGCCAGGGCATCTTCAGCACTGCGCGCACTGGAGGCATCGACTATGACCAGGTGATCGGTGGTATTCACCCAGATTCGCGTGATGATGTTCCGTGAGAAAGCCCTGGGGAGAAGGCTATGTAAAACCTCATCGCGTAGAGCATCCTTTTCAGTCTTTTTCAGACGTCGCGCCTGTTCTGATTCAAGCTTAGAAATTTTCTTGTTGAGCTCATCGGTAATGGTTGGGCGTGGGATAATTTTCTCTTCCCGGCGGATCACGAGCAGAAGCTGACCGCTAACAAAATGAAATAGCTGGTCAGAATACTGTCCAAGGGGAGATACCCAACCGGATTTAGCCATATCCTGACTCCCGCAAGGAGAGAAACGGAATGGTTCAAGCTTGTCTGCCAGATCCGCGATGGTGTGTTCTTCCACGATGGTAATATCGCGAGAGAGCCGGTAAATAAGAGCATTTTTGAAGAAGTTCATTTCGTTTCCTCGATCCGCCACTGCAATGGCATCAGGTTAGTTATCTCCACACAACGGAAAGAGCACTGAAGCACTGGAAACTCACTTGACTAACACAGTGCTTTTTCCTGTTGTGTGCCGGGCTTCCACCGGCTCCCATCTGTTTTTAAAGCCACTCAGATATCGTCTGGGCTGCGTCGTCTCTTCCGGCTGTCATTCGGGTTGAACTCGCCCGAAACGAGATTGAAGGGTTATAGCCCCTTACGGCATTCACGCCCTATCACGTGTGTCGCGTATGCCACGCCAGCACCTAACGAGTTTTAACGACCTTTGCCGTTTGCATCATCTTGTCGCCGCTGTTATTGATGCGGAACCGCCACTGTCCAGGACATTTAAAAGGACCGTCTCCAAGTGGTAACTCTTCCAGTCCCGCTAAACACTCGTGTAAATGCTTAACGTGAATGGCTGATATCCTCGTCTCTTCCGAGGTGTCACACCTTTTCGCCGCGCTGGTGGGGCGCACGTCGTGCCTGAAACACTTAGCTTGCACATTCCGGTTGTTCTGAGAGGCATGGATAAAGGGACTCTCAGGCCGCTGCGGCACATGTGCCATATGCCGTAATGCTCACTACCACACCAGAGTATGTAACTACCGGTACTCGTGATGTGATGTAAATGTACCTTTAGTTACCAGCATGGTCAAGAGAGCTATGTACTTTTTGTTACCTGTGGATTGAAAAAAAAGCCAGAAGGAGATCTGGCTTTAGAAATGAGTAATTTAAATGTTTTGGGTAATCTGAACCACTTTACCAACAATCCGGCAATTACCATCTATCGGGATGGGTTTAAAGGCAGGGTTAAGTGGCATCAAGTATGCGAAAGGGCTATCCCATACCAACTTTTTAACGGTAGCTTCAGCAGAGCCGTCGAGTATTGCCACTACAATTTTTCCGTAAAGGTCATCCAGTTGACCATAGTGCGGTTCAACAATAACGATCGATCCTTCTGGGATGGATGGCAGACCATGAGGGTTAGTCATAGACTCCCCGCGAACTACCAGTCCGAATGCTTCATTAGAAACGTTTGCAGTGGTTTGCGTCCATGAAATCACATCAGAAAGCCTTGAGCATGCATAAGTATCAGTCCACATCCCAGCTTGAACAGCGGAGATAATAGGAACTGCCGTGGGTGGCTTAAGGAACGGAATAACTTTTGTATCATCCGGCGTTTCCTCACCTCGACCGTAAAGAATCCATTCTGGAGTTGTCTGCAGCGCCACCGCCAGCTGATGGAGATTCTCACCATCAGGTTTAGTAGTGCCGCTCTCCCATTTTGTTACGGAAACACGGCTTACCCCTAAGCGTTTAGCCAGGGTCTGCTGTGTTATGTCGAGCTGGACTCGACGGGATCTTATTCGGTCTTTCATCTCTGTTTTCATGTAACCAATGTTACATTGATTCCTTGTAACTGTTGTTTGCTATTTAATGTACCTTTTGTTACCTTTAAGGCGTAAGTTAACCAGGAGGAACCATGCGTAAATCAGAAGTTATCGAACACTTCGGAGGCGTATCAAAAACCGCAAGTGTTCTTGGTATTTCCCACCCGGCAGTTTGCCGATGGGGTGAAGTCATCCCTCAAAAACAAGCATTCGTCATCGAACGAATTACGAAAGGCAAGCTGAAGTACGACGCCAGCCTTTACCAAAAGGCTACAGATTCAGCTGCTTGAAAGTAACTACAAAAGGAAAATCAATATGGTAGAGCCAAACCTCAAAGAAGCCGTCAAAGCGATGTGCAAAGCATATCCAGGTGGGCGCGAAGCAATGGCTGGCGCACTGGGAATGACCGTGACGCAGTTCAACAACAACCTCTACGAGAAAAACGGCTGTCGATTTTTTGAAGTATCGGAGCTGGAAGCGATGGAAGACATTTCCAACACGTCACTACTGGCAGACTACTTCGCCCGCCGTCGTGGTGCTCTGCTGGTGGATGTTCCACACCTGGAAGAGCTGGATCGCGTGGACTTGTTTAGCCGGGCAATGCGTACCTCTGCCGCCAGAGGGCAGGTTGATCAGATTATCGAACAGGCACTGGAGGATGGCGTTATTGAAAGGCATGAGGCCGAAGAAATCATGGTGCATCACCGCCGCCACCTGGCAGCTCGGGAAGAAGAGATTGCCGCAATTATCACGTTATTTTCACGCAAAAAGAAGTGACGCCAGCGAGTTGCAGCTCCTGGCGTCGTGGCGTGTCGTTATCAGTGGAGATTACTAACGCATGAACAGTCTACCAACACAGTACCGCAGGTCGCAACTTGTGGCGCGGCCGGTTCCTGGTGGAGCAGGGCCGGTGCAGTTCGTGTATGGGGTAAGAGTACCCGGTGGGATAGAACCTGTCTGCTACCAGTTTGCTCAATGGGCGGTAGATGACTTTAGAAGTCAGGCGGAAAGCGTATGCGAGAACTTAACCGATGGTTCAGAGATCACTACGGCGTCCCGGTCAGGGTCATACGCTGGGAGCCCCAAACACAGCGCGTTATATACCTGCGCGAAGGGTATCAGCACGAGTGTTTCAGCCCACTTGAACAGTTCAAACGAAAATTCAGGGAAATAGAGGGGTCTTATGAGCCTGTTAATGCCATCAAGGCCGATAGTCATCAATCCTGACCTTGCGTACAGCATTGGCCTGAATGAAGCCATTGCGCTGCAGCAGGTTAATTACTGGCTGCAGGAAACTAACTCAGGGCTGGAGCGTGACGGCGTACGCTGGATCTACAACACAACAGAGCAATGGCTGGAACAATTCCCGTTCTGGTCTGAGTCCACTCTGAAGCGCACCTTCACCCGGCTGAAGAGCCTGGGCGTGCTTAAAGTTGAGCAGCTTAACAAGTCGCAGCGTGACATGACGAACTACTACACGATCAACTACGAGAGCGAGCTTTTAGATGAGGTCAAAGTGATCAAATCGAAGAAGTCAAAATGCGCCGTTCCATCAGTTCAAAATGACACGATGGAAGAGGTCAATGTGAAACGCTCCACTAGGTCAAAACGAACCGCTGTCATCAGGTCAAATTGGCACGATGATCTTACAGAGAATACAACAGAGAGTACTACAGAGATTACAGGTAAAGACTCTTGTCCGGTTGCGCTGCAACCAGACCATACCGATCCGGCTGCACTCGTTCTGGATCATTTTAATCGAGTAACTAATTCGACCTATGGCAAGGGGGGACGAACCAAAACGACGCTGGGTTATATCCGGGGACGGCTGGCCGAAGATTACAGCCCTGAAGACCTGATGCTGGTGGTTGACTACCTGAACGAGAAATGGGCTCAGGATCCGAAGATGAGCGACTACCTGCGGCCCAAAACGCTGTTTGCTCCCGAGAACTGCGTCGAGTATTTCGACAAGGCCAAAAAATGGGAAGCAGCCGGGCGCCCAGCCTGGACTGGCGGAAAGTGGGTTAAACAAGACACGGCGTTCAAGTCCAGTTATTCCGACGTGGATTATTCAGTGCCAGCGGGGTTCCGTTCATGAGCAAGCCATTTCTGAAATGGGCTGGTGGAAAGTATACCCAGCTGGCTGACCTGTTCGTGCATATCCCGGCAGGGAAACGCCTGATAGAGCCATTCGTTGGTGGTGGATCTGTGTTCCTGAACAGCGAAAAGCACGCAGATTACCTGCTGGCGGACGTTAACCCGGACCTGATTAATCTGTATCAGATGTTAGCGGTGGTGCCGGATGAAGTGGAATTAAAGGCCCGCTGGATGTTTGAGCACATGCGGTCACCAGATGGCTATGAGCTGATCCGTTCCGAGTTCAACGCTCAGACGCTGGATGCTACTGAACGCGCAGCTGCATTCCTGTATCTCAACCGGCATTGCTTCAATGGCCTGATGCGCTACAACCAGGCGAACAAGTTCAATGTGGGCTGGGGAGGCTACAAGGCCCCGTATTACCCGATGGATGAGATGAAAGCCTTCGCGGCTATGGCGCATAACTGCGTATTCATGACGGCTGATTACCGCCGAACTATCAGCCTGGCCGGGAAAGGGGATGTGGTTTACTGCGATCCGCCTTACGAACCGATGCCGGGAACAACCGGATTCACCGCCTACGCCGCTGGTGGTTTTAACTGGGAGAACCAGGTAGACCTGGCGAAGCAATGCGTATCTGCCTTTCACCGTGGGGCTCGGGTAGTGATTTCCAACTCATCCGCACCGAAGGTTCTCGACCTGTACCGGGAGCATGGTTTTAACCTGCAATTCATCAACGCGCGCCGTTCGATCTCCTGCAAAAGCAGTACGCGGGAAGTCGCAAAAGACGTTGTAGCGATCCTTTAAGGGGGCTAAATGAAACTGACTTTACCATTTCCACCGAGCGTAAATAGTTACTGGCGCGCCCCGAGCAAGGGACCGCTGAAAGGCAGGCATCTGGTTAGCGAGACAGGGCGCAAGTTCCAGCAGGCAGCGAGAGCGGCGATTATTGAGCAACTGCGAGCCGTTCCCCGGCCATCCTCTGATCTGGCCGAGGTTCACATAGTGTTGTATCCGCCGGATCAGCGCCGTCGGGATATCGATAACTACAACAAAGCGCTGTTCGATGCCCTGACTCTAACAGGCGTCTGGGAAGACGACAGTCAGGTTAAGCGCATGCTGGTGGAGTGGGGGAACATCGTGAAGAAAGGGAAAGTAGAAATCACTATCCGTCGTTTTCGTGCAGCTGCCTGACGTGGAGATGATATGAGAGCACTACTAACCCCTGAGATTGCCCCACGCATGGGCGTTGTTCTGCTTCGCCCAGGTGCTGATCTCATGCCGATGTTCAGGAGAGGGCGGGTACTGATTGAGCCTGCACCGGAAAAATACAGCGACTACGCAACTGGCGCTATCCCTCCCGCCACGCAGCCACTGGCAGGAGATCCGGTTTTGAAGCCAGTATTCGAAAACAAAGACGTCATTCTGCGCGCGGGTGGTATCAGCTCGCTGGAGGCCGAGCTGGAGCGTCGTTTTGAATGCCAGTATCCCCACGGCTCATGGCACAGCGAAAATTTTACGCTGTTCCGGCATGAGCCTGGCAGCATCCGCCTTTGCTGGGCCTGCGATAATCTGCTGCGTGATCAGTACACAGAGACGCTGGCAGGCATTGCGCGTGGGAACCTGGTATCCTGGCTGATAACGGTCATCCGCTCACAGCTGGGGTTCAACGAAGACCATCAACTGACGATCCCGGAGTTGTGCTGGTGGCTGGTTATAAACAATCTGGCGCACGTCATCCCTGAATCGCTGGCCCGTAAAGCCCTGAGATTGCCGGAAATAAAGCATCAACCAGTGATGAAGGAGAGCGATATTGTGCCGGAGCCAGCGGCGAGCGAAGTAGTGCAGAAAAAGATTCTCGGTCTTCGCGTTGATCCTGAAACGCCGGAATCTTTCATGCTGCGACCAAAGCGCCGCCGCTGGGTAAACGAGAGCTGGACGCGCTGGGTTAAGTCTCAGTCGTGTGTCTGCTGTAACAAGCAAGCAGATGATCCCCATCACCTGATAGGCCACGGACAAGGTGGAATGGGAACAAAAGCGCATGACCTGTTTGTGTTGCCGCTTTGCAGAGCGCATCACGACGAGTTGCACGCTGACACCGTGGCATTTGAGGAGAAGCACGGCTCACAGCTGGAGCTGCTGTTTCGATTTCTGGATCGTTCGCTGGCAATTGGCGTGCTGGCATAGTGGAGAACGCATAATGATTAACCCGTCCGAGGTTGGAAAAGCTGGTGAAATGGTCAGGCTGAAAACGCTGGAGGCCATCTGGATTCAGGGGAAGCTGCGCATGTGGGGCCGCTGGTCTTACATCGGCGGCGGTAGTGGCGGCAATATGTTTAACCAGTTACTGGCTTCCGGGAAAGTCACTAAAACAGCCATCAACGAAGCATTACGCCGGATGAAGAAGTCTGGCATCTCGAAGCCAGAGCTTGAGGCGTTTTTTCGTGAAATACTCGCGGGGAAAAACAAAAGCGGCCTGGCCTTCTGTACAGACGATGAAGGACTGCTGATTGATAAGGTACTGGGGGCAGTCCTTATTACAGGTGGTCACAAAGAGCTGTATCACCTGCTGGTGGAGCATTACCGGTTACGGAAGAGCAAACGCCGCATAGCGGAAGAGCTCTATGAAAAGCATCCCGACTGGTGCTTTATGACCTGTAGACGCAGAGTTGATACGTGGCTTAGTTTGGCAGAATCGATGCTGTACGCACCAATGTGTGACGCATTCGGCACAAATGGCGCCAGATTTTACTTGCAAAGTGAGCCAGAAACTGCTTGAATTGTGATAGGCTCGGGACGTTAAAGCGAACTGAGCAGCATGAAATAAATTAAAGGCCCAAGGCTAACCCCCTTGGGCTTTGTCATTTCTGCACTCCGGTCAGGGCTCTTGGGTAGAGACGTGCTGCACGATACGTTAAAGCCCTCTGCGCAGAGCCCTGAACCAGATTGCTGGTTTAGCTCAGAAGGTAGAGCGCCTGCCTTGTAAGCAGGATGTCAGCGGTTCGATTCCGTCAACCAGCACCAGAACGGCAGAGGGGCCAGCGTCTGAAGCGAATCCCAATCACAATGCGTAACTTATCTAGGGGAAGCTATGCAGCAACCATATTTTTTTAACCCGGGCATGACCACTCAACAGCTTGAAGACTGGCTTGGGCAACAGAAAATATATCTTGCCCACTTCAACCGTCTGATAGCAGAAAAAGCCGCTCTTGAGGAGCGGTTGAGTCAGATCTCTACGGAGATTGGGCGAGTCGCTACTGGTAGCTTTGAAGGAATGCTGAGTTTTCCCTGGGATCCCAGTCCTCTTGTGGAAAATCCTCAACAGGATAGTGGCCAGTCGGCAGATTGAGTGACGCCAGGACAGCGGCAGCATCTTCTGACATATAACTGGGCTTTAGTTGACTGGCAATGATAAAGAGACAGTCGTTTAGCGAGAGTCTTCTAATCTCTTCAGGTTTCCACTTGGTCATTTCGAAGATAAGGTGATGAAGAGCCTTATCGTTATCAAGATAATAATAATCCGATGAAAAATGTTTCCTGTACTCATCGAGAATACATTCAAGAGTGAATATTTGTCCTATTCGGTACCAAACCTGCCTGGCTCTGTAACTGTGTGAGTCTGCCAGTAATGTTTGGGGGAAGTTGTTATTTTGGCAAACCCGTGACTTGATTACCTGTAAAAGGTCTGAGTACTTACTCATATTTTCACCAGTTGATGTTTTAATCATTTGCGAATCAATTTTATCAAAGAGAAAAACAAGCCGCTACGCGCTGATAACATCAGGCTGGGCGATACCTCAGACAAGCAGAGTATGTGTAAGTTCACACAGATATTGCAATTGCCTCAGAACACTAAAGGAGGGATTGCCAGATGTTGATGCAGCATATCGGTGTCGGCTATTTTGGGTATTACCGAGCAACTGCTTATGCGATGAAACACTCTCTTATGCCCGAGATTGCGAAGTTAAGAATGAAGGCTCTGAACTTCTGGGATAAGCACGGGATCCGTGCCGCAGCTGATGCTTTTGACGTATCAACGCGAACACTCTACTGGTGGCGCCGGTTACTGCGCACCGGTGGTCCAGAAGCACTAATTCCAAGAAGCAAAGCCCCTCTGGTTCGCCGTTCAAGGCACTGGCATCCTGATGTACTCAAGGAGATCAGGCGTCTGAGAACTGAGTTACCCAATCTCGGCAAAGAGCAGATTTTTGTCAGGCTGAAACCATGGTGTGAAGCGCGGCATTTTACCTGTCCCAGCACGTCAACCATTGGAAGAATCATTGCTGGTGCTCACGATAAAATGCGGATGATCCCCGTACGCCTCAGCGCCAGGGGCAAAGCCCGGTTGATAAAAAAACGCTCAGTGAAGCCCAGAAGACCAAAACAATACCGCCCGGTAAAAACAGGCGAACTCATAGGGATGGACGCGATTGAACTCAGGATGGGGGACCTACGCCGCTATATCATTACCATGATCGACGAGCACAGCGACTATGCGCTGGCCCTGGCGGTCCCTTCACTCAACAGCGATATTACCAGCCATTTCTTCAGCAAGGCCACAAAGCTCTTTCCTGTCGCTATCAGACAAGTTGTCACTGACAACGGTAAGGAGTTCCTCGGTAACTTTGATAAAACGCTACAGGAAGCCTCGATTAAACACATCTGGACCTATCCGTACACACCGAAAATGAATGCGACCTGTGAGCGATTTAACCGGACACTTAGAGAACAATTTATTGAATTCAATGAATTGTTGCTTTTTGAGGACCTGAATTTGTTTAATCAAAGAATGGCTGAATATCTGGTGCTGTATAACAGCAAAAGGCCACATAAATCACTCGAACTGATGACGCCAGTGGACTATATTTTACGTGAGAGTAAAAATTGCAATATGTGGTGGACCCATACAGAGTATTGAAACCTGAAAGACTGAATGTTAAATTTCTGGTGTGGTGAATCCCCCTATGCGGAGGGGCGACCAGTCAGTTACAGAACCTGTAAATGCAGCGCGGGCCATGCCGACTGGGGCATGCTCACCGGGAGGCACCCGGCACCACGCAATGCCACTAAGCTATTTGGTAGTGGGGTTGTCGTTTCGGCTTCTCCAGCTATGTTTAAAAGGTAGTAACGGAAAAATGAGCGCTCTCCTGGTAAATCGGTAGCTCGGACTATTAGGTGCGTCTCGATCCGGTACAGAATCAGTATTGCCTACATTTCTGCCCGTTCCTCTGAGCGGGCTTTTTTTCGCCATGAATAAGGCGCCTCGGAAAGCTGAGGTACAAATCATTTGAGGCTGCGCTTATGCGCCCTTTTCTTTTTCCCCTCAATTCTGAGAGGACTCACAGCAATAAGAGGGGGCTAAATGTCCGATCCTGTTTCTGGCACAACGGTAGCTGCTGGCGGGCTGATGGGGGCCAGTATGTTCGGCCTTGCAACTGGCATTGATTATGGCGTGGTATTTGGTGCGTTCGCTGGGGCAGTGTTCTATGTCGCTACGGCAGTAAATATCAGCCGCCTAAAGCTGGTGGGCTACTTCATAACTTCATTCATCTTCGGTGTGATTGGTGCTCCTCTGCTGGGGTCTTACTTCTCAAAGTGGACGGGGTACAGTGACAGGCCGCTTGATGCACTCGGTGCTGTAATCGTTGCAGCCATAGCCATTAAATTGCTGACGTTCGTTAACAGTCAGGATCTGGGTAGCCTGTTTGGGATTCTCTCTCGCTTACGTGGAGGAGGGACAAGCAATGGTAACAAGTGATCCGAGCGCAATCGTCAATGCGGTGATATGCGCTGTAATTGTTGGGGCGTTGATGTTCTATCGGCGCGACGGGTCAAGACACCGCCCCATGATATCGCTGATGGCTTACTTCACTGTGCTGGTTTATGCCAGCATCCCTTTCCGTTTCCTGTTTGGCTTGTACGAGTCATCCCACTGGCTGGTGGTACTGGCAAACATTCTTATCTGCGGCGCAGTTCTCTGGTTCAGGGGGAATATAGCGCGTCTGGTTGATGCACTGAGGCACTAATGAATCAATCACAATTTCAAAAGGCGGCTGGCATCAGCGCCGGGTTAGCTGTGCGCTGGTTTCCGCATATTGCAGCCGCGATGAAAGAGTTTGGCATCACTGCTCCACTCGATCAGGCAATGTTCATTGCCCAGATGGGACATGAGTCCGGAGGCTTTACCCGGCTGGTGGAAAATCTGAACTATGCAGCAGATAGCCTTGTGCCTACGTTCGGTAAACACCGTATCACCGCCCAGCAGGCCGCCGCACTCGGCAGAACGGCAACGCAGCCAGCTAATCAGCGAGCAATCGCGAATCTGGTGTATGGGGGCGAGTGGGGAAAAAAGAATCTCGGTAATCAGGTTGCCGGTGATGGCTGGAAATATCGCGGTCGCGGTCTGAAACAAGTCACGGGCCTGAGCAACTATCGCAGCTGCGGACTGGCGCTGAAGCTTGAACTTGTCACCCAGCCTGAGCTGCTGGAGCGAGATGATTACGCAGCGCGTTCAGCCGCATGGTTTTATGTTTCCCACGGTTGCCTGCTTCATTCCGGCGACGTGGAGCGTGTAACGCTGCTTATTAACGGTGGTCGAAACGGTCTGGATAAACGCCGAGCGCTGTTTAACCTGGCTAAATCTGTACTGGTATGAGGTCACTATGGGCATTGAAATGATTATTGGTTTGGCAACTGCTTTGCTGGCGGTTATCGCTGGCGCGTTCGGTATTGGCCACGCTCGCGGGACCAGTAAAGCTGAATCAAAGGCCGAGCAGCAGCGCAGCGAAGAGAACGCCGCTGCTACTGTCGCCGCGGCAGAACGCCGTGCTGAAGTCACGAAAGGGGCCAGCGATGTACAGGAAGACGTTAAGCGTATGGGCGATGACGATGTTGATCGGGAGTTGCGCGAAAAGTTTACCCGCCCCGGTAGTCGTTGATACGGCCTGCAACTGGGTGCGGGTCATCTACCTGACTGACCACGATATCGATGTGTTGGATAAGCAGACCAAGCGTGACATCCTGGCGCACAACAAAGCAGTGCAGGCCAATTGCTCGCAGCTCACAGAGAAGGGTTCCAGGTAATTCAGCTACAAACGCAGAACACTTTAGGTATTGAAATTTACATGGCCACATGAACAAAAAATCAGAATACGAGACAACAGAGCGCTGAAAAATGAAAAGTTGGTATCTAAGTCAGGTGCATTAAGGCACTATGGATTTTCAATTCCTTCTATCTAAGAAGCTGCCCATGACAAGAAATTCACTCCCTCAACTTCCGCATGGTTATCGATACGGTGACGAGCACTCTATTCACCCTCATTGTGATGGGGATTATTTAGCTCCGCAGGGATATGTTATCAAGTCCGTTAACCTTGTAGATGGGGTGGTTATTTATGTGCCCATCCAACGCTACATCAAGCATCTAGATCTTTGGGTTAATGCCGAAGGAACTGTCGAATAAACTGTTAGTTACCGGCCTCGTTCGGGAGAGCTGAGAATTGCCATCAAAAGACCAGCAGAGATGCCTGGTGCTCTGGTTGAATGTTCCGGCAAGTTGAAAATGATTGGTTCAATGAGCTCTTTCGATATTTAAATGCTTTCGATAACTTAAATGAAGATATCATCACGTTATCACTGCCAGCCAACACCAAAACGGCAGTGGTCAGTTAAAAAGCAGAAAAGCCTCTCCCGGGGGGCTCCTGAGAGATTTTAGTTTTCTAACTGGTACCAACCAAAGGTCGCATTTTTTATGCGACCTTTTTTATTGTGCGTAACAGGCATCCGTAAGGAAACCGTTCAGCTTGTACACACGGCAAAGATAAATGCAAAAGCATCACAGAGGCTATTTTGTCGAATGGCTTCGATAATACTCCCCACATCGCACAGAGGTAAGACATGTCAGAGATCACTGCATCCGAGCAAATCCGCCTGGATATAATCAAGAAAGTTAATTATGACACCGCAGCGGCCAAGCTGGCCATTGACTGGGTAGGCGACAGCTATCTGAAGTCTGAGCTATTCGCTGACTCTTTCGATCGTGTTTTCACGGAAAGTGAGATTGTCTCGAAGACCCGTAAGGCCATCCAGGAAGCGACTGAGGCGCTGGCGCTGTTTGATACCATCGCAGAACAGGCGAGCTAAGGCATTACAGCAGGCATTCACTGAGTGCCTGTGATAATGTCGATGCGTTACTTAATCGAGAGGGCAAGTAAATGCAATGGACATCAGTAAAATTTAAATTACCACAGCCAACCAAACAGGTTTCTTGGTATATCGTAAATACGGATAAAGGTGTTGGCTTTGCGGAATTCAATCCCCTTACCGGATTTGGCAATATCGTGATTATTGATAACAGCCAGTATTTTAATCTTGAAATAACTCACTGGATGCCTTTACCTCCGCCACCGTCAAGCAATTAAAATACCTTGCTTTCTACCGAGTCATTACTGAGCCACTAGCTTTCGCTGGTGGCTTTTTTATTGGAGTGAATATGGCAACTAATTCACCCTGGCATCATCTCTATAACACTAAAAGGTGGTACCGGTTGCGTTATCACCAGCTTCAGAAACAGCCACTCTGCGAGTTTCACCTCAGGCGAAATCAGGTGATATCCGCAACCGTTGTTGATCACATCAAACCTCACAAGGGCGATGAAAGCCTCTTCCACGACCCGGACAATCTTCAGTCGCTATGCAAGCGCTGCCACGACTCAGTGAAGCAACGCATGGAGAAGGGAGGAACTGTCACTGAGTTCGACAATGATGGCCGTGTTATCTGGTAACAGGAGCAATGGATGAAAGATTTAAAGATTGAATACCGCGACGGCAAGCTGACAGAGCTGAGCATCGACGGTGTTAGCTTCCACACTCTCACTGGAATCTCCTTCAGTCACACGGTGGGCGAGACGCTGCCAACTGTCAGCCTGACCTTTCCGATCGGTATCGGCGAACGACTGGTGCCCGCCAGCCTGTCCCGTGAAAATCTGCACATCATTGAGAAATGATATGAGTTCTCATTTGATTGTCCTGAGGGAAGGGGGGAGGGGTAAAACTCTGGCGGCAATCGTAAAAAGACCGCGCCCCCAGTTTTCTTTTCAAAAACGTCCAGAAAAAAAGGAAAAAAGCGATGGCACAGCGAGGCAGAAAATCTCTTGCCGCGACGACGGCTGTGTCGCTTCCGGCTCTGGCTGAAAGCAGGCTGCAGCCCTCGTTACACCTTAGCGATCCAGAGATAAACGTTTGGATCAGACTGGTTAACGATAACCCGGCCAGCTCATTTACTGAAACACATCGCGACATGATGGAAATGTACTGTCGGCATGTGGTGCAGGCGAGACTGTTAACCACTCAGATCGAGGAGTTTGAGCTGGAGTGGCTGGCTCGGGATGACGGGCTGAAGCGCTACGATAAATTGCTCACGATGCGCGAACGTGAAGTACGGTCTGCGTCTTCACTGGCAACGCGACTGCGTATCACCCGGCAGGCGACTGCTGATCCTAAAACAGTAGGACGCGCCAACAAAAATCTGCCGCGGGAGAAAAAACCCTGGGAAATTGAATAAGGCTCTTCGATGGCTAAAAAAACTCTGACAAGAGCCGAGAGGAATATCCTCTGGTGCGAAAGAAATATTTATATTCCCGAAGGTAAGTTTGTCGGCCAGCCGCTGAAAATGGCTGAGTTCATGAAGGATGACTTCAGAGCCATTTTCGACAACAAGCATGGTACACGTCGCGCAATCATCAGTCGCGGGCGAAAAAACGCCAAAACGGTGGAAACCGCCATGCTGATGTTGCTCTACCTGGTAGGGCCCGAGGCTGCACCGAACTCGCAGCTGTATTCTGCGGCACGCTCACGCGACCAGGCGGCCATTCTGTTTAACCTGGCCTCGAAGATGTGCCGGATGAACCCGGTACTAATGCAGTACGTTGCGATCAAGGATTCAGCTAAAGAAATCCACTGCCCTGAGCTGGGTTCTTATTACCGCGCACTGAGTGCCGAAGCTACCACGGCCTACGGTTTCTCGCCGCGATTTGTCGCACACGACGAATTGGGCCAGGTGCGTGGGCCGCGAGACCCGCTTTATGAAGCGCTGGAAACCGCCACCGCTGCACAGGATAACCCTATTTCGATAATCATCAGCACTCAGGCGCCTGATGCGAGCGACCTGCTTAGCCTGCTGATTGATGATGGACTGACCGGAGCCGATCCCCGGACGGTGGTCCGGCTTCAGACCGCGCCGGAAGATATCGATCCTTTCTCTGTTGAGGCCATCAGGCTGGCAAACCCGGCCTTCGATGTGTTCATGAACCAGAAAGAAGTGCTGGATATGGCCGCCAGTGCGAAACGCCTGCCGTCTCGCCAGGCAGAGTTTGAGAACCTTGTTTTAAACCGCAGGGTTGAAGCGAAAAGCCCGTTCGTTAGCCAGGGTGTATGGCATATGAACAAGGAGGAACCCGGCGAACTTGCGGGGGCTACCGTATGGGGCGGGCTCGATCTTTCCAGCGTGTCAGACCTGACCGCACTGGTGCTGAACACCACGCAGGGCGATGTGCACTGTAAATTCTGGCTACCGGAGGAAGGGCTGGCAGATAAGGCGCGTAACGATCGTGTGCCTTATGACATATGGGCGAAGCAGGGCTGGCTAAACACGACACCTGGTAAGGCTATCGAGTATGGATTTATCGCGAGGGAGCTGCGGCGCGTTTTTGATCTCTGTAACGTCAGGGCGCTGGCGTTTGACCGCTATAACATGCGCTTCCTTCGCCCGCATCTCATCGATGCTGGTTTCACCGATGTGGAGCTCGAACGATTCGTAGAGTTCGGTCAGGGGTTTGTTTCCATGTCGCCTGCTCTCAGGGAGCTGGAAGCCAAACTGCTCGGTGCGCAGCTGAAGCACGGCAATCATCCGATCCTCGAAATGTGCGCCAAAAACGCCACGGTAATCACTGACCCTGCCGGTAACCGCAAGTTTGTGAAAGGTAAGTCGAGCGGACGTATCGACGGCATGGTAGCGCTGGCGATGTCTATTGGCGCGCAGACCAGTGACGAGGTAGAGGAGCAGGGTGACGTTAATGATTTCATTTACAACTTTTTGAGCGTGTAAAAATGGCAGATACCGATTACAGCATTGACCTGCGGACGCGATCGCCATTCTGGGCGCGCATGGCCTCTATCCTGACCGGCGGCCGCCTGGTGACACCCGATAAGGGCTCGCAAATGGCGGGTACGTCAGCGCACGGTGTGGTTGGTGATTCTGTTGTGACTGATGAGCGTAATATGCAAATCAGTACGGTATGGGCCTGCATCAGGTTAATCTCCACCGTAACAGCATCTTTACCACTCGATGTTTATCAGACCAAAAATGATCAGCGCACGAAAGTGGACAACAGTCACCCCCTTGCGAAACTGCTGAGATTCCGTCCCAACAACTTCATGACCGCTCTTGAGTTTCGCGAAGCAATGACTATGCAGCTATGTGCCTACGGCAACGCCTATGCACATGTTGAGCGAAACGGTGTTGGTGACGTGATTAGCATGGTTCCACTGATGAGCGCCAATATGGAAGTTCGGCTCAGCGATAACGGTAAAAATATTATCTACCGCTACCGACGGGACACTGAATACGCTGACTTTTCACAGAAAGAAATTTTTCATCTCAAAGGATTTGGCTTCAATGGTCTGACTGGTCTTTCGCCGCTGGCGTTCAGTGCGAAGTCTGCTGGTGTGGCCATAGCGATGGAAGATAACCAGCGTGAATTTTTCGCCAACGGTGCGAAGTCTCCGCAGATCCTGATGACTGACGGCAAGGTGCTGACGAAAGAGCAGCGTGGGCAGCTGGAGGAAAACTTTAAGGAGATTGCTGGTGGTCCGGTCAAAAAGCGGCTTTGGATCCTTGAGAGCGGCTTCACCACGCAACCTATCGGCGTTTCGCCTCAGGATTCAGAAATTCTGGCTGCGCGTAAATTTCAGGTCGCCGAACTGGCGCGATTTTACGGCGTGCCTCCACATCTGGTCGGCGACGTGGACAAAACCACCTCCTGGGGATCGGGGATTGAACAGCAAAACCTGGGCTTTCTCCAGTATACCCTCAAACCCTACCTTGATCGGTGGGAGTACAGCATTGAGCGCTGGCTGGTCAAAGAGTCAGAACAGGGCATCATTCACGCCGAGCATAACCTCGACGGGCTGTTGCGCGGTGATTCAACAAGCCGGGCATCATTTATGCAAATCATGGTCAATACCGGGATTCGGACCGTTAACGAGGTTCGAAGGCTCGATAACCTGCCGCCGCTGCCCGGAGGTGATGTGGCGACACGGCAGTCGCAGAACGTGCCCATTACCGATCTCGGAACAAACAAAGAGCCCCGCAATGCCGGGGCTTAATTTTTATGGGGGCTATGATGCCTGACATTCAGAAGACGCTGGCTTTCGACCAGACAGAAATCAAGTTCATCGGCGACGGCAGTAAGGGAACATTTGAAGGGTATGCCTCGGTTTTTAATAACACCGACGCCGATGGCGACATTATTTTGCCAGGTGCTTTCGCTGGTGTGATTGCTAACCAGAGTCGCAAGGTGGCCATGTTCTTTAACCACCAGACACGTGCTATCCCGGTCGGTAAATGGGATGCCATGCATGAAGATGACAAGGGGCTATTTGTCCGTGGTCAACTTACTCCAGGGCTTAGCCTGGCCGAAGACCTGAAAGCTGCCATGCAGCATGGCACGGTTGAAGGGATGTCTGTGGGGTTTTCCGTTGGGCCTGATGATTACACCGTTGGCACGTCAGGGCTCATCTTCAAAAACATCTCTTACCTGCGGGAAATTAGCGTCTGTACTTTCCCGGCTAACGAGCTCGCTGGCGTAACGGCCATGAAGAGCATCGACAGCATCAAATCTATTCGCGATGCGGAGGCCTGGCTGAGGGATTCAGTCGGGCTTTCGCGTTCTGAAGCACAGGCATTTATCGCCCGTGTTAAGTCTGCAGGCCGAAGCGAGTTCGGTAGCGACGACATTGACGCGCTGGCACAGCGCATTAACTCATTTGCCGCTAACCTGCGGACACCTTAACGGAGTAACACATGTCTGAATTATCTGTACTGGAAAAAGCTATCGAAAACTCCCAAAAAGAAGTAAAGGAGCTTATCGAAGAACAGCGTAAATCCATCAACCAGACCGGTGAAATCAACAAGCAGCTGCAGATCGATCTGACGAAAGCACAGGAAGAACTGAAAGCCACCGGCACCCGCCTGTTCGATCTTGAGCAGAAACTGGCCGGAAACTCTCCTGATCAGACTGCGCAGAAGTCATTTGCTCAGCGCGTATCTGAAGACCTGATGAAGGGCTGGGACGGCTCGCGTACCAAAGCGAAAGTCACCAGTTTTGATAAAGCGATTGGTTCCGGCGCAGCGTCGGCAGGCGCCCTGGTCCAGCCGCAGCAGCTGCCGGGTATTCTTATGCCGGGTCTTCGCCGTCTGACCGTGCGTGACTTGCTGGCACAGGGGCGTATCACCAGTAACGCGCTGGAATACGTGCGCGAAAACGTGTTTACCAACGCTGCAGCACCAGTGGCAGAAGGTACCCTCAAGCCGGAAAGTAATATCACCTTCACCAAAGAAACGGCGAACGTGAAAACTATCGCCCACTGGATCCAGGCATCGCGCCAGATCATGGATGATGCCCCGGCGCTCGAGTCTTACCTCAATTCCCGCATGATGTACGGACTGGCACTGGTGGAAGAGAACCAGATGCTGAACGGGGACGGTACCGGCGATAACCTGCAGGGGCTCAACGTAGTAGCGAATGACTACGAAACCACACTCAACGCAGCCGGAGATACTGGCGCTGATGTTCTGGCACACGCCATCTATCAGGTATCGCTGAGTGAGTTCGAAGCAGACGGCATCATTCTGAACCCGGCGGACTGGCACCGTATTGCCCTGCTGAAGGACGCTAACGGCAATTACATTCTCGGTGGCCCGCAGGCGTTTGCCTCGAAAGTGCTTTGGGGGCTTCCGGTGGTGTCGACCACAGCGCAGACGGCAGGCAAATTCACCGTTGGCGCGTTTGGCCTGGCGTCGCAGGTTTGGGATCGCATGGATGCCACCATCGAGATCAGCAACCAGGACCGCGATAACTTCGTTAAAAACATGCTGACCATCCTTTGCGAAGAGCGCCTGGCGCTGGCCCACTATCGCCCGGCAGCGATTGTGACGGGTGATATTGCTGTCAGCACTGGTGCATAACAAAAGGGCGCGGCCAGCAATGGCCGCGTAAATGAGATGAAAATTAAAGCTCTCCGTATGTTCTCGCATTATCACCTGGGTACGGTATCTCAGGGGGAAATCCGCGAGGTGCATAAAGAAATCGGCGAAGTACTGGTGAAACTGCATCTGGCCGAGGCGGTTGAGCCGGAAAAGGCAACAGACTCTGGTTCTGCGGAGCCTGCTAAAGCCAAACCAGGGGGTAAAGGTGGAAATAAGCGAGGAACAGCTGGCGCAGATAAAGGCGCATCTGAAGGTTGATGGTGACGACGAAGATACGCTTATTTCTGCCTATGCGTCGGCCTCCGTCGATTATGTTGAGCGGTTCTGCGACGGTGCACTGGTCGAAACATTAACGCCGCCAGTGGAAGGGGAAACTCAGCCCCGTGAGATTATTTTTACTTCCGGCATCTGGGCGGCAATGCTTTTGCTGATTGGACACTGGTATGCGAACCGCGAAGCGGTAGCGCAGAACCTATCGGAAGTTCCGCTGGGCGTTGAGGCGCTGCTGATTAGGCACCGGAGGTGGAACTAATGGGCTGCTCAGGATGTGCTAAACGGCGTGAGTGGTTAAAAAAGTGGACGAAAATAGCCTATGAACGAGCAACTGGTAAACGCGCTGATAGCAGCGCTGAGAGAACAAACAGCAGCACAGCGAGAGCAGACGGAAGCGATAAACCGCCTGGCTGAGTCTAACGTCGCCCTGTCCGATGTGATTATCCAGTCGCTTGCCGGCGATCTCGAAGAGGCGCCAGAGCAGAAAACCTATCTGAGCGGGAAACCCAGGGGGTGATATGCAGGCCGGAAAATTGCGTCACAGGATCACCCTGCAGGAACCGGTCAAAGAACAGAACCCGACAACGGGAGCCGTAATTAATACCTGGCGCTATGTCGCAACCCTTTGGGCCGAAGTCGCTCCTTTATCCGCGCGTGAGTTTATCGCCGTCCAGGCCTCTCAGGGCGAAGTTACCACCCGGATAACGATTCGTTACCGTGAGGGTGTTACCCGCAAACATCGGATCCTGTTTCGTGGCCGCATCTACAACATTGAGGGCGTTTTACCTGATCCACGGAGCGGCAGGGAATACCTGACACTGCCTTGTTCAGAGGGGGCTAACGATGGCTGATGGCGTGGAAGTAAACCTGACCGGCCTCGATTCCGTCCTGGGGAAACTGGATGCCGTCTCACAGGTCACTCGCGATAAATCCGGTCGTGCAGCGCTGCGTAAAGCGGCAAACATCATCAGGGACAGAGCGCGCAATAATGCCGCGCGGGTTGATGATCCTCTCACCAAAGAGGCTATCTACAAGAACATTGTGGTCAGCTTCAGCAGCAAGGCGTTTCGCAGAACCGGCGATCCAACGTTTCGTGTCGGGGTGATGGGCGGCGCCAGGCAATACGCCAATACAAAGGCCAACGTCCGAAAAGGCAGGGCGGGTAAAAGTTTTAACACTGCCGGAGATAAAGGTAATCCCGGCGGGGATACCTGGTACTGGCGATTCCTGGAGTTCGGCACAGAACATGCTGCAGCGAGGCCAATAATTAGGCCTGCACTGAATGGGGTCGATGCCGATGTGATTAACGTTTTTGCTTTGGAGCTGGAAAAGTCCATCGATCGCGCTGTACGACGGGCGGCTAAAAAAGGAACTCCGGTATGATTGCTCCAATATTTGCAGTTTGCGCAGCCAGCCAGGCAGTCAGGGATTTGTTAGGTTCTACTCCCGTGCGGCTTTATCCGTTCGGTATGCAGGACGACAATATCGTTTATCCCTATGCAGTCTGGCAAAACATAGGCGGCTCACCTGAAAATTTTCTGAACCAGCGGCCAGATGCGGATCGCTATTCTCTGCAGGTTGATGTCTATGGCGATACTGACACCGACGTGATCGCTGCAGCCCGTGCTTTACGCGACGCAATTGAGGGCAAGGCCTATATCACCCGATGGGGTGAACAAAGCCGCGATCCTGAAACAATGCGATACCGCTATTCCTTCGATGTTGACTGGATAACGACCAGATAACCAACAACCCCAAACTGACCCGCCTTGTGCGGGTTTTTCTTTTATGGAGACAAAACATGTCTGTATTAACGCAAGGCACGCAGTTTTTTGTGCTCAAGTCTGGCGTGGTCAGCGAGGTTGAATGCATCACCAGTTTCAACCCCGGAGGGAACCCTGCCGATCAGATTGAAGATACCTGTCTGAGTGAACGGGATTCCAGAACCTACAAAAAGGGGCTTAAAACGCCTGCGGCCGCAACCGTCGGGCTTAACGCTGATCCGACGAACGCCAGCCACATTATGTTGCATGGCCTCGCTGAAGCGAATGACCAGACGCCGTTAACTTTTGCGGTTGGCTGGTCAGATGGAACCAGTGTCCCGACAGCCGCCGCTCCTGGCGCTGAGGATGCTGTTGATGGCCTGGTGCTGCCATCGGATCGCACCTGGTTCATTTTCCAGGGTTACGTTTCCGATTTCCCGTTTGATTTCCAGGGTAACGCTGTTGTGACGACCTCCGCCACGATCCAGCGGTCTGGCTCTTCCGTATGGGTGCCGAAGGTCGCAGCGTAATTAATATGCCCGGTTATCCGGGCTTTTCAATTCAGGAGCTGAAATGCAACTTACTCTCGATACGTTAAAAGAAACCGGTGCCTTTACCGGGCGTCCCGTGGAAAAAGAAATTAAGTGGAAAGGCCGTGACGGGAAAGAGCACAAGGTGACCGCCTATGTCCGTCCAGTGGGTTACCACTCCACGAAAGTCGATTTGCTGGCATCAAAAGGGAAAGTAGACCCAGTTGCCGGACGTATTGCTGCCCATATCTGTGATGCGGAGGGAAATCCTATTTTTACTGAAGCCGATATTCTGGGAACGGCCTCTGAAGACCGTGGCGCGCTCGATGGCCCGATAGTTATCGCTTTGCTGGTGGCGATTCAGGAGGTTAACGAGCTGGGAAAGACTACGAGCTAACCGGCGAGGATGAATTCTGGTGCGAACTGGTGATGAACGGCATCGGCGGCCGCACCATCGCAGAGGCTCAGGAGCGGATGAGTCGCAGGGAATTTCTGGTTTGGCTCAAGTACCGTGAGAAGTACGGACCGCTCAATATCATGATGCGTACCGAGTGGGGGGCTTCGCTGGTGGCTTCTGTCCTGGCTAACATCAATAAGGCAAAGAACACGCCGCCGTTCAAGGTAAGTGACTTTGCACCGCACATCAACGAAGCGCCATTATCTCTGGAAGAAGCTATGAAAAGTTGGCGTTGATATCATTTATTTGGTTATATACTCTCTGGGATGATTATATTTATACCGAGGGAATTATGATAAAGAAAACAGCTGTTGTTTTTACTGTAATGCTTTTAGGTGGCTGCGTTAGTGCGCCAGATAAGGCTGAGCTAAGCCGCGCCGATTATGGGAAGTTACCTGATAATTATCAGGAAATAATTAAAGATAGTATGTCGGCACGCCTTAAGGACCCTTATTCTGCACGATATGATTTCAATGAACCTTTCAAAGGTTGGTGCAAGTCAGGATTTACAACTTATTACGGATGGTTAGTTCCTTTTACTCTTAACGCTAAAAACAGTTATGGCGGTTATGTAGGTAATAAGTCATACCTTTATCTGGTGAATAAAAATAATGCTATTGACTATACGGCCTCCTTCCAGGTGGGAGGGTGCGGAAAAAGTTAGATTTAGTAAATTAAAATAAACCTCGCTCCTGCGGGGTTTTTTTATTGCCTGGAGAAAATTAAATGGCTGGCAAGTCCCTTGGTACTTTAACAATTGATCTAATAGCAAAGGTCGGCGGATTTGTTCAGGGAATGGATAAAGCCGAAAGGGCATCCCAAAAATGGCGTGACCAGGTAAAAAAAGACGCCAAGGAAATAAGTACCTCCATTATTGCTATTGGAGCAGCTGCGGCAACTGCCGCTGTCGGGATTGGCGCTGCTGGTTTAGCCATTGTCAAAAATACAGCACAGCAGGTAACAGAGGCAGACCGCTGGGCAAAATCTCTTAAAATGTCCACCCAGGATTTGTTATCCTGGCAATATGCTGCTGAACAAGCCGGTTTAACCGGTGACAACATAGCCGATATTTTCAAAGACATAAATGATAAGGTCGGTGATGCGGTCCTGAATAAATCAGGTGAGGCTGCTCAGGCGCTGGATACTTTGGGGCTTTCAGCTCAGAAGCTGGCTCAGCAATCCCCAGATAAACAGCTGATGGCAATCAGTGAAGCATTACAGAAAATACCCACTCAGGCCGGGAAAACCAATATTCTCGAAAGCCTGGGTAATGACTTGTCAAAAATGCTGCCGTTGTTCGACAACAACAACGAGAAGCTGAAACAGTTTATCCAGCTATCAAAAGATTTTGGTGTTGCACCACCGCAAGAAGATATTGATAACCTTGTTAAGGTTAATCAGTTCTTTCAGGATATAGAGACTAGCGCCCGCGGTCTTAAAATGGAAATTGCTTCGGGGCTGGCTAAGGTTGACCTTACGCCATTGCAGGATGGGCTTGATGACATTCGTGACGTCTTCACCGATCCTGCTGTTCTTCAGGGGCTATCAGACCTGGTTGGTGAAGCCATAAGCCTTGCCGGGGTTGTGGGGCGTATTGCTGGTGGCCTGGGGGCCATTGCTACTTATACCCGCTCTCGTATAGGTGCTGTATCAGGTAATTATAATGCTGCTGATGAAAGTGATATTGCACAGCGCATTGAATTCCTTAACAAACGAGGGAATCAAAGTAAGGAACAAAAAGACGAATTAGACTTTTTAACTAAACGTCTTCAGTTCCTTCGAGCCATCAAATCCAGTTTAACCCCAGAGGAAGTAGATAAAGGAGCTAATGGGTTAACTTCGCTTCTCTCTGATATGGGAATACAACCACCAACAGGTGACGATTACAAACTTGGGAAAGGGGAATCAAATCAGAAGGTAACTACAAAAAGCAATCCCACTGAAAATGCTTTTAAAGGCCGCCTTCTTGATTTACAAAAACAAGCTGCTCTCATTGAAACTACTGGCAAAAAAACTGCAGAAGTTACAGAGCTTGAAAAAGTAAATTTTGATATAACAAGTGGTAACCTAAAGAAATTATCAGAGGCCCAAAAAAACCAGCTTCGAGATGCGGCTAAGTTCCTAGACTCCAAAAAGGAAGAATTACGCCTTAATCAGGAAAACGCGAAAGTGGCTGAATACGTATCAGGCCTTGAAAGACAGAATAAATTAATTAAGCAGGGATATGATAGTGAATTTATTGGGCGTTATTCTGGCGATCGGGAACGTAGCCGGATGCAAGAGCGCAACAGTATTCAGCAGGAGTATGAGGGGAGTCGCGAGGATTTATTAAAGCAATACCAATCCGGTGATATTTCTAAAAGTCTTTATGACGCTGAAACTGAAGCTTTGCAGGATGCACTGAATAAGAGGCTAGAAATTCAAAATGATTATTATAAGCAACAGGATGAATTACAGAATGATTACAGTGCTGGGTTAATTTCTGGTTTTACTGCACAGGCTACTGCTGCGATGGATTTGTACTCCACAATGCAGCAGGTTGGGGCGCAAACATTCAGCAGCATGACCGACATGATTATAACTTGGGCAGAAACTGGAAAGTTGAACGCTCAAGATTTTGCAGCGACCTTTATACAGTCTGTAGGTGCGGCAATGCTGCAATATGCCGCTGCTCAGGTAGCAATGGCGGCGCTTAATGCCTTCACGCAATGGATAGGTGTTCCTTACGTTGGCCCGGCGGTGGCACCGGCTCAAGCAATTGCAGCAGCTGCAGCAGCTGGCGTATTCATGACGGCGATCGGGTCGGCATTGCACGGCCAGGCTCACGACGGTATCGACTCTGTGCCCGAAACAGGAACCTGGCTCCTGCAGAAAGGTGAGCGCGTTACGACTGCTAAAACCAGCGCCAAACTGGATGCCACTCTGGATCGAGTTGCCAATCAGTCAACAGGCGGCGGCGCGATTTATTCGCCCACAATCAATATCCCCATCAATGGTAACCCTTCCGATGCAACGTTGGCGCTGGTCCGTAAAGCTGCAGATGAGGGGGCAGAAAGGGGATACCGGAAGGCGGTTAACTCAGTCGCAAGCGGTCAGGGTGATTTGCATAAGGCTCTGATGGGGAAAACGACCTCTGGGAGGAAAATTAGCTGATGGCTATCACCACAACGCTTTATTACCCCTCCGCTTACCTGCCTGGACCGCTTAAAGAGAGTTTTGGTTTAACTCCTGTATCTCCTCTGAAACGGACTCAGATGGTAACTGGCCGGGCACGACAGCGGCGTGCCTACACCTCGACACCAACCCAAACAGATCTGGCCTGGATTTTTTCTGACGCCCAGGCACAGGCTTTTGAGGCATGGTTTCGGGATGAGTTATCAGATGGGGCGGCGTGGTTCAACATACCGTTATTAACGCCTGTAGGGCTGAAAAATTACGTGTGTCGTTTCACGGATATTTATAAAGGTCCCACGCCAGAAGGCGGATTTTACTGGAGATATACCGCGCCAGTAGAACTCTGGGAGCGCCCATTGCCGCCGTCTGGATGGGGGCATTACCCGGAATGGATCGTCGGCAGCTCACTGCTGGATATTGCGCTGAATAAGGAGTGGCCGAAGCATGACGCAGATTAAACGCCTCTACGCCAGCAGCGGTCCGGAGGTGATCATTGAGACGCTGCAGATCACCATTGGTTCTGACGTCCATTATCTGTGCCAGGGCTACGAGGGTATTACGGCAACGACGGAGAACGGCGATACCGTAACGTTTACCTCCTGTGCGATAGACATTGCTCTTCCGGCGCGCAATGCGGACGGCACGCAGGACCTCAAATTTGCCCTGTGCAATATCGATGGTGTTGTGTCCACGGCGATCCGCAATGCGCTGGCTAACCGTCAGTCTGCATTTCTGACGTACCGGCGTTATATCTCCACGGATTTAGCGGCCCCTGCGGAAGTGCCGTATACGCTGAAAATCAAGTCGGGCTCCTGGACGGCGACAGAGGTGCAGATCACTGCGGGCTACATGAATATCCTCGATACCGCCTGGCCGCGATACCGCTACACGCTCCCTGTATTCCCCGGACTGCGTTATATCAGCTAAGGAATCCCAATGTTTAACCCTGATAAATACCGTTCAGTCACCTGGCTGAAGGGCGGGCGCGTATACCCGCAACTCGATTGTTTCGGCATTGTGAACGAGATACGCCGCGACCTGAATTTACCCGTCTGGCCCGATTTTGCAGGGGTCACCAAAGACGACGGCGGCCTCGACCGGGAAGCGCGCAGGATGATGCTTACCCTTGAGCGCTGCGAGCCCTGCGAAGGGGCCGGGGTGGCCTGTTATTCCGGATCAACCGTCACCCATGTGGGGATCGTAGTCAGTATCGGTGGCCTGCTGCACGTGGCGGAATGCAATCCGGGAACGAACGTCACCTTTCTGCCGTTGCCGCGGTTTAAGCGGCGATTTGTCAAAGTGGAGTTCTGGCAATGACCATTCGTTTTTACCCGTCCCGGCTTCCCGGTGAACCACTCGAAACGCATGAGCATGGTGTAACCAGTATTCGCAGCTGGCTGGTGGCAAATGTTGAAGGCTACGAGGATCGGGATGTCCCACCGCTGACCGTTGAGGTTGAGGGGCTGTTAATTCCGCCAGGCGAGTGGGCTAAGTGTGTGATTCGCCCTGATAGTGATGTCAGGCTTTATCCGGTGCCTTTCGGGCTTGAGGCCGCGACAATTGCCTGGATAGGAGTGGGCATTGCCGTCGCATCTGCGGCTTATTCATTGTTCATGATGAGTAACATTGATGCCGGTGGCTATACGTCATCCACAGGTCGGAGCCTCGACCTGAACCCCGCTAAAGCAAACAGCGCGAAACTGGGTGATGCGATTCGTGAAGTTTTTGGGCGCGTGCGTATTTATCCGGATTATGTCGTACAGCCCGTTACCCGGTTTGATGCCGCCGATCCTACGAAAATGCGCGTCCAGATGCTGCTGTGTCTCGGTGTCGGTGATCTGATTTATACCAATGGCGATATCCGGGTTGGCAGTACGCCAGCTTCAACGCTACCGGGATTCAGCAGCACCCATTACCCGCCAGGCGCGGACGTTTCCGGTGATGAGCGCAGCGAAAACTGGGTCAATTCCAACGAAGTGGGCGGGACGTCATCCGGCACCGGGCTTGATATGGCCCAGACGTCGCCGGACGCAGACGACATTATCGCAGACAGCATGACCGTATCCGGTTCGAGCGTAACGTTTACCGGGCTGGACACGGATGATGATGACGATAATGACGAGAACGATAACGCGCTGCCGCCCAGCTGGGTCGCTGGCGCCGTGGTCGAACTTAAAGCCCCGGCGAACTACCAGATCACCACGGCGGCTGGATACAGCGTTATCGCAAGCCCGCTGCTGACGGAGATCGCGCCGGTAGTAGGTATGCCGGTGACGCTGGGGTTTAACTCTGTCGATTACGATCTGTTTATCGCGTCATATACCCCCGGTCAGGCTGCAGTGCCCGGCACGGGGGGGAGTGCGGCAAAAGTCCAGGCCAGTGCGGCCCCGACCACCTACGATTTTTCGACCAGCTCCAGCACGTTCACGATCACCTGGCAGGGGGTTACCTACCCGGTGTCGCTGGTTGCTAACTACGTCTCGATGTCGGGACTGCTGGCGGCCATCACCGAGGGACTCACTGGCTCCGGCCTGGTTGCGCAGGACAACGGCGGCACCGTACTGATAACCGAGTCGGCCAGTCCGTTCGCGGGTGGGGCGATCACGTCCTCTTCACTGCCTGCAGCTGTTTTCGGTGATGCCCCGGTTTACACCTCCGGCACGGCATCAACCGGCGGCAGCCCGGCGGTAACGGCGAATGTGACACTTGCCTATAACTCTGCCACGGGAACGGCCTTTTCCGGCATGCCGGAGGGGGGGCAACGGCTTTCACTTGCTCACCGCGGGAATGAGTACCGGATTGTGTCAGCTGACGGCACGACGGCGACGGTGGCGCGCCTGGTTTCCGGTGCCGTTGATGAATCATGGCCGGGATTCACCGCCAGGACGATGATCGACTATGAGGCCACTGGTCTTAACGACACGCTGAGCTGGCTGGGGCCGTTCCTCGTATGCCCTGAAAATGAAGTAGTGGATGCGTTCGAGGTGAATTTCTCCTTCCCGAACGGTATTTGCGGCTTTGACAGTAAGGGCAAAAAACGGATCCGCCACGTGGAGTGGGAGATACAGTATCGCGTCTACGGTTCCGGATCGGGGTGGGTGAGTCACCAGGGCGAGTATGCGCTGAAAAACGTCAACGGGTTAGGTTTCACTGAGCGGATCACCCTCAGCTCTCCGGGGCTGGTAGAGGTTCGCTGCCGTCGGCGCAATGAGCAGGGCTCAAACAACGCCAGGGATTCGATGTACTGGCAGGCACTGCGCGGGCGACTGCTGACGCGCCCTTCATCCTATCCCGGCGTGTCGCTGATGGCAGCGACCGTTGAGATGGGCGGGAAGCTGGCGGCGCAGTCAGATAAACGCGTAAACGTTGTGGCCACTCGGGCCTATGAAACCGGAACGGCCAGAACCATTTCGGGAGCGCTGCTGCATGTCGCGAACTCGCTGGGGCTGGAAATGGATGTCGACACCATCAACGCGCTGGAGTCCGCGTACTGGACGCCACGGGGCGAAAATTTCGATTTCGCCACGGGCGACAGTATCTCAGCGCTGGAAATGCTGCAGAAGATAGCCAATGCCGGGAAGTCCCGCTTCCTGTTGAGCGATGGCCTGGCGACGGTAAACAGGGAAGGGATTAAGCCCTGGACTGGCGTGATCACTCCGCATGAGATGGTGGAGGAGCTGCAGAGCGGATTTACCGTACCGTCCGACGATGATTTTGATGGTGTCGACGTGACGTACATCAACGGGACTACCTGGGCAGAGGAGACCGTTAAATGCCGGACGCCGGACAATCCCACGCCGGTGAAAATCGAGAACTACAAACTTGATGGGGTACTGACTCAGGACCACGCCTATCAGATCGGCATGCGTCGCCTGATGAAATACCTTCAGCAGCGGGTGACGTTCCAGACCACTACCGAGCTGGACGCGCTGTGCTACAACACGGGGGATCGCATTGTGCTCACGGATGATATTCCGGGTAACAACACGATTTCCTGTCTGGTGGAGGCGATGACAACGGCTGGTGGCGTGACAACGTTCACCGTTACGGAGCCGCTGGACTGGTCTTTCGAAAACCCCCGAGCGCTGATCCGCTATCAGGATGGCTCTGCATCCGGGCTGATGGTGGCGAGCAGGGTGGGTGATTTTCAGCTGTCAGTCCCGCACCTGAGCGAGTTTGATGATCCGATGAAGGTTGACCTGTCGTCGGCAACCATCGAGCCGATCCGCCTGGTGTTCTGCGGCTCAACGCGCCACGTCTACGACGCCATTGTAGAGGAGATCGCCCCGCAGTCTGACGGAACCTGCCAGGTCACCGCAAAAGAATACCTCGAATCGTTCTACCAGTACGACGACGCCGCATACCCCGGCGACGCTGCTTAATACCAAAAAAATCCCTTTCAACTTTTCTTTCGCTCAAACCCTCGTTTGGGCGAACGCCTTCTTTGGAGCAAAAACATGGCCGAACTTAACCCGCCTTTGGGAACGACGACGCCTGAAATATTCCTGGATAACGTCAAGCGCGCTGACGAGTTGGTTAACGGTCCGGCCGGAACGGTTAACGACCGGGCAGGCGAACCGCTCGATACCTGGCGCCAGATGATGGCTAAGAATGACGAAGTTCGGCAAAACATCATCCCGCTCAGTAAGCAGTATCAAACGCTCGAGGCTGCACAGGCGGATATCGCGAATATTCCAGAAGGCAGCAGCACCTATGTGCGTAGCCCGGACAGCAGCGCGCTGGCTGACGAGTACATGAATGTGGCTGGGACGCTGACAGCAACCGGGCGTAGAATGCCTTCTCAAGCGGCCATCCAGGCAGTTCTTGACTATATCTCATCTCTCATTGCTACTGATGATGCTGATTCTCCTTTACTGACACTTAATGATGAGGCGGGGTTTCGTCTGGCGGCATTCGGCCTGAATGCAATTCAGAGCAATGCGATGACGGCTGAATATGATGAGTTTATTGATGGTTTTGTGTTCCGGGATAGCGTCGGATTCGTTATTCAGCAAATAGGGACTCCTCTGCTCAGCTCTGTTGACAGTGTTCAGCCTGTCGTTGAGCAGCAGCGATTGGTGACTGAGGCATTCAGTGCTGAATCTGACGCGGATATTTCTGGTTTTGTATTTCGCGACAGTGTGGGATTTGTCCTGATGAATCTCAATGGTGAGCAAAGCGATCAGAATAACGATGGGGTAGATGACATTTCACGCAGAAATGCAGCAAATCTTGCCGCTGCTGCTGCCGCACGAGACGAAATTAATACGCGTATTGCTCGCCCGGTTTACGATTACAATATTCTGATCACAGACGGCCAGTCGCTGAGTAACGGGACTGAGGGATGGGCAGCACTGAGCAAGGACATTCGCGCTACTCTGAACATTAATATGCTCGGTGACTCCGTCCGGCCAAAAAATGAGAACGGTTCAACATTTACGCCGTTAAACGGAGCTGAAATCAGATCAGCCCGTGCGGTGGTGCAGGATTTAATCGCCCCTCCTGACGGCGGAAACCTTATGACCGATGAGGCTGTGGCCGCACTGCCTCGTGGGGCTAACAATTTCGGTGAAACCGTCGATATTGGCGCGATGTGGATGTGGCGGGAAATGCAGTTACAGTTCCGGGGAGTGGTAACGGATGAGCGCAAAATTGTGGCTGTGAACTGCGGTGTGGGCGGGCAGATTATTGAACACCTCTCTAAAGGCCATTCCTGGGGATTCTACAACCGGATCATTTCAGCCGTTACCCAGATTAAAGCTATTGCTGACGCCGAAGGGAAAACCTGCGGCGTGGTGGGTTTTTTATATCTTGGCAATGAATATAACTATGACAGCACAAAAGGGGGAACGACAGACCGCGCAGAATACAGAGCGCTCCTGAGAAAGCTGATTGATGACGTCATTGCGGATACCGCAGCTATTACAGGTCAGACGGAGCCACCTCTGACTGTACTGTATCAGACCAGTGGCAGCTGGACGCGGGACAGCACGAATATGAGCATTGGAGAGGCCCAGCTCGATATCTGTGCGGAAGATGCAAACGTCATGATGGCATCACCGGCGTATGCCGTCACCGATAAAGGGGGCCATCTGGATGCAAACGGCTATCGCTGGCTGGGCATGCAGTTCGGGAAAACACTACATCGCGCGATTGACCGTCGCCAGCACTGGCGTCCGCTGCAACCCCTGTCTGTCACGCTGAGAGGAAACACTCTGCGCGCGGATTTCCTTGTGTGGAGTCCGCCGCTTCAGTTCAGGTCATGCTACGTGGGTTCATCTCCGACGATGTATGCCGCAAAAGGATTCAGAGTCACTGACGACGCCGGGGACGTTCCGGTGACGCGGGCCGACATTGTAGCCGATACCGTAGTCGATATTACGCTGGGGCGTGAAACGACCGGCGATGTTTATCTATGGTACGCCAGCCAGACCGGAAGTAACGGTAACGGAAATCTGTTTGACAGCGACACAACGGTCGCTGTTGCGAATTACGAATTTCATGAAGGGACGGGGCAATATCCGGAATCAAATATTCCAGAGCTGGTAAACCGTCCATACCCACTGAATAACCCCTGTGTGGCATTTCGTCGCCAGGCAATCGCTATTTAAGGAAAACAAATTATGGGTTCGCGTATTATTGTTCCTGGTTATTTTGGTGATAAAGGCCTGGGTTTTGACCCGCTCGTTCGCCGTGGCCTGAAATATTTGAATTTTTATGGAGAGGCAGATAAAACTGGTCGGAATCTCGCACCGGATGGGGTAGCTGCAACGGTACTGGGGTCGCCTGTTGTGCAGGAAAATGGCGTCCAGTTTACGCCTGCAGGCACATTGCTTGATACGGGTATTCTTCAGCCTTTGGACTTTACTTTTTTCACAATCTTCAACTGTCCGACCCTTTCACAGATTCTGCTGCTCAGCAATTTTAACGGGCCCCGGCAATCTGGCTCAGGAACCACGCAGGGAGTAGTGCTCAGAACGCAGCCTGGATCTACCAGCATGACCCTGAACTTTTCGGTAAACACTCTCAACAGTAGCGCGTCGACGCAGCGTACAGTCGCGCTCGGTGGGTTGCTGGCAAACACAAACTATTTAGTGTGCGCGCGTTTTAAATCGGGACAAAAAATGGACTTTCAAATCCTGAACAAAGCTCTGTCAGCAGAGAAAACAACAGATATGGGCGACCCGGCGGATTTGGGGGCAAAACTGCGTATCGGCGGTAGTTACCAGGCTGATCTAACGAACGCAGGGATTCACCGATTTTCTGCTTTACACACTGTTGCGTTGACAGATGGTGAAATTACAAAAGCTGCCACTCAGTGGACTGCTTGGGCTAAAGCTGTCGGGTTAACAATTTAAAAAATACAACGCTACAAGCTCTCATTGAGTTTACGTAGTGCATAAGCCAGGGCTGATTCCATATCCATTTCTTTAGATAAGGCAAGGAGGTATTTTGATTTTAATATCAATCGTTTTTTTTGTCGTTTTGTTAGGGTTTGATGGTTTTTAATGGACTTTACAAGTTCAATGTATTCTGTTCGGTATTTCAAGTCGTTGACCGTGTTTCCATGAAAAACAGGGCGTTCAACAACGCCCTTAATGCAATCAGTTACATGCACATTTTCCATTGAATCGTTGAAGTCCGACGCAACAACAATACCAACATCAAACCCAGAGAAGCTACAATTAATGATTGGCAAAGTTTAGTCCTTTTTCTGATTTTTAGTGAAGGCTTTTTATGTTAGTAGCGGGGCCAGGAAAGCGTAAACCGTGACAACATCAGCCACAATGGCTAATTTTGAAAAAATAGATGATGATTTTATTTTCTCATCTTTCTCTTTTTGGTTTAAATCTGCTGACTCAACTTCTTTCTTAAGTGAATCAAACTCACTTTGATTTTCATAGAGGGTTTTTAATAGAGTGTCGTACAATTCCTTTGAGTTGTATTCAAGAAATCCGACGCGGCATTTTTCAACACGAGCGTTAAGGAAGGTTGACGATGAATCTGATGGCAAAACGAAACCAGTGTCACAACCTGTGACAGTAAGTCCAGAATAGTTTGGCATTGCAGCCCTCTCTATTTAGGTATGTTAGTTGTAAGCTTTTGTTAACTAGTTTTAGACATTAGCATGAATTAAAGCACTTGTGAATGAATGTTTCAACAAGTCTTGAGGGCCGTATTAACCATCTGTACCAGATGAGTATTGTATCAGACGCCACCAGGAGTATCCCGGCTTGCGGTGTTGTGATTTGGCTGGCAGATGATGTCACCGAACTATTACTCAATGCGAGATGTATCTTTCTGCTCCAGAAAAATCATTTTTTCGCGTCGGTGTGCCTGATCGATAGCTGGAACCTGTATTGATCATATCTCTCAATGAATTTACTGTATATAAAAACAGTGTGCGCCGGGAGACCGGTTAGAGATCAAGGGGTGAAAGTCCCCGACCATTGAAGGACCAGCAATCCACAAGGTCCCCGAGTCATGCGTTGCATACCGCGAGGTATGGGGCGAAGCGTTGACAGGGGTGTTGACAGGCCAGCCATTGAGCCACGAAATGTATATTAAATTACCGGGTGCCGACGTTGTACTGTTAACGGAAGGCAACATCATAGGGTGCGATACTGCGAGTGCCACATGGACCCGGCGGGGTCTGAGACCCTGGCATGTCAATACGATCTCTACGCGGGAACCGGGAGATCTCCCCTCTGACCATCTGCCAGTGTCGGAGATGGCCCGCACCGGGAAGACGAGGAGTCATAGCCGGTGATGTACGGAGAGGAGAAGTCGGACTCGCTCATAGTAGCGGCGAAGCAGGCGAACAACCCGAAAGGAGCGGAGTCAGTGGAGCGAAGGAGCGGGGCCAAGGGGAACGCGGAACAGCCACACATGCGCCGGACACAGAGCCGGGAAAGCATGTCACAGAGGCTGTCACGCGTGCGGGAAGCTGCGAAGCAGCGGAAGAAAGAACGGTTTACAGCATTGTTCCACCTGCTGACAGTCGAAGCACTGGAAGCCGCATTCCTCTCCCTGAGCAGGAAAGCGGCCGCCGGAGTGGATGGCATCAGGTGGATGGACTACGCCGGAAACATGAAGAACAACATAACAGATCTGCACCGGAGGCTACATCAGGGCAGCTACAGGGCGCAGCCCGGCAGGCGTCACTACATCCCAAAAGCGGATGGAAAACAACGCCCGCTCGGCATCGCCTCGCTGGAGGACAAGATCGTCCAGTATGCGCTGGTGAAAATCCTGAACGCAGTCTATGAAAACGACTTTATGGGGTTCTCATACGGGTTCAGACCCGGGCGAAGCCAGCACGATGCACTGGACGCACTGGCCACAGGGCTGGTACGCACTAACGTAAACTGGGTACTGGATGCCGACATCAGTCAGTTCTTCGACAGGGTGAGCCACGAATGGCTGATCAGGTTCACAGAGCATCGGATCGGCGACCGGAGGGTAATCAGGCTCATACGTAAGTGGCTCACAGCCGGGACGTCGGAGGAGGGTCAATGGCGAGCAACGGAGGAAGGCACCCCACAGGGTGCGGTCATCTCACCGCTGCTGGCAAACATATACCTCCACTACGTCTTCGATCTGTGGGCGCATCAGTGGCGACGTCGCTATGCCACAGGCAATGTGGTAATGGTCAGATACGCCGATGACATCGTCATCGGGTTCGACAAACGATACGATGCCCGGCGCTTCCGTATAGCCATGCAGCGCAGACTGAGGGAGTTCGGACTCACGGTTCACCCGGAGAAAACCCGTCTGATGGAGTTCGGCCGCTTCGCTGCCGAAAACCGTGCCATCAGGGGAAAAGGCAAACCAGAAACGTTCAACTTCCTCGGGTTCACGCACATCAGCGGGAAAGATCGCAACGGCAGGTTCATGCTGATACGAAAGACCCGCCGGGATCGGATGACGGCAACTCTGAAAGCCATCAAAGACGGTCTGCGAAGGCGCTGGCATTACTCAATCCCCGAACAGGGAAAATGGCTCAGGAGAGTGGTTCAGGGATACCTGAACTATCACTCGGTACCGGGCAACTTCCCCACCATGCAGAAGTTCAGGACACACGTAACAAACCTCTGGCGCCGGGCGCTCAGGCGCAGGAGCCAGAAGGATGATACGACCTGGACGAAAGCAAACAAACTGGCAGCCGCATGGCTACCAAGGGTTCGGGTTCTTCATCCATGGCCTGTGGAGCGGTTCACCGCCAGACACCCGAGGCAGGAGCCCGGTGCGTAAATCGCGCACGCCGGGATCTGTGCGGGGGGTATCCGGTAACGGGTATCCCTACCGCGACATTTAAGGGGGGAATATGCCGCGAAACTCAGATATCGAAATAGCCTGGCGTCAGGCAATTGTCATTGAGCCTAATGGCCGTCGCACCGTGACAACGTCCGGTTTTATCCGGGAACTCGCAAAAGTTAACTGGATATGGTCACCGCGCCAGGCTAACCAGTGGATAGAGCACTATGTGACGACATTCCGGGATGTCTCAACGCAGGAAGGCGATGAGCGCACGTTCCAGTTATACAACCCGAACGGAGGGCTATAACGTGGGTTTTCCGTCGCCAGCATCAGACTATGTGGAGGGACGGTTAACCGTCGATAAGCTATGCAGCATCGGCCCTAATTCCCGGATCGTACAAACAGAAACCGGATATGCCGTAGTTGATTTCTCCGTTAAACCAAAGCAGCAGGACACGGTATTGATCCAGTACTCCGGCGGTACAGATTTTGCGAAAGTTATGGGGAAGGCGTTTATTACTCGTGATGGTGAGGCGCTGGAAGGTGAAGCACTCGACGACGTCGTAGTGTTAGGAATAGTGACATTCGTCATCAACCGCACTAGCCGTAATGATGACGAATGCCCGGTTATATAAAGCCATCAAAATACGTGTACATATATGAGTACATAAAAAAGTATTAATCTGCTTTATTTTCCAATAAATACATTAACTTGTATTGTTTATTAACCATATCCATTTAACTAAGGGGACAAGGCGGCACGAGTATAGCGTTTTTTGCCCGCCTGAGTAAGAGCCATACCGTCTGACTGCTTAAACCCTCGCCACTCAGGGCGCTTTTTTTATGCCCGGTCGGCCTTTTTCCCTTTCTCCGCCGCCTGGGCGCGGGCTTCCGCTTTTCGCTTGCTGCTCATATCGTTACGGATCTGCGCATGGCTCAGCAGTGCGAAGATGAAGGTCCCGCCACAGATATTTCCCGCCAGGGTCGGCAGGGCGAACGGCCAGATAAAGTCGCTCCAGGGCAGATTTCCATTAAACACCAGATAAAGGATCTCGACCGAGCCCACCACAATATGGGTGGTATCCGCCAGGGCGATAAGCCAGGTCATGAGAATAATCACCACGATTTTGGCGGCGCCGGCGACAGGAAACATCCAGACCATGGTGGCGACCAGCCAGCCGGAAATAATCGCATTAGCGAACATCTCTGTCGGACTGTTTTTCATTACGTCTTCGGCGATGCTGACAAAGGCCTGACGGGTTGGCTCATCAAAAATAGGCATATAATTGAAGGCCCATGCGGCCACCGCGGTACCGATGAGATTGCCCGCCAGCACCACCGACCATAGCCGCATCAGCAAACCGACGTTACCGAGGGTGGGATTATGCATCACCGGCAGAACGGCGGTGACCGTATTTTCAGTGAACAGCTGCTGGCGGGCCATAATTACGATAATAAAGCCGAAGGTGTAGCCGAGGTTTTCCAGCAAAAAACCGCCCGGGATCCCCTCCAGTTTGACGTGAAAAATTCCCTTCGCCAGCAGGGAGGCCCCCATCGACAGGCCGGCCGCAATCGCTGACCATAGCAGGGCCAGCGCATCGCGCTCCATCTCTTTTTCCCCTTCCTGGCGAATATGTTCATGGATCGCCATCGCCCGCGAGGGAAGGCGATCTTCATTTACTTCGATCTCTTCACCACGCTGATTTTCCTCACTTTCCACTTCTCTTTCGTCATCCTCTGCCTTTAATTTGTTATTGTCTAGTTCATCCAT